CCCCAGCCAGCCCCTCCAGCGAAGCCTCGCAGGGATTATGGCTAAGGCGGTGGCTGACACCTTCGCTAAGCCCACGATGACGCAGAGCAAAGCCTACGCAATGTTCGGGCGTGCCAACGTAGAGCGGTGGTGCAAGCTCGGCTACCTTGAAGCCCGTAGAGCTGAGAGCGGGCGAGTAGCCTACTACACCGCAGACCTAATCAACGCACAAAACAAGAGCTTTTACTGATGAATAGAGGTCCAATGTACAACCGAGATGAGGTTGTGGAGTTCGCACTTAGGCAAGTTATAGAGGGAGGGATGAGGCCTCTCCACGCTGCGAGACTTGCCGTGGACAAGTTCAAAAGATACACACCCTGCTATATCTGCGATTTCGTCACGAAGCACCCACGATATAAGGAGTTCCGAGGTGGTAAGCCCGCTGGTTTTGGCATCATCCCGATGGAGGTGCTGGAGGGCGTCCACAAGATAGCCACAGACAATCCGAAGATGGGTATAACGGACTGCATCCGCAAGTATAAAGAGGAATATGGGTGTCAGTTTCCCGATGGCTCTATACGGAATAAGTACCGCATAGTTATGAGCAGCAATGGTATCGTGAAGAAGGGGCGGTATAAGCCTGGATTCGACTCCTATGACTGCATAAACTTCTTGTCCACCGAGGAGCTAATCCGAAGAGGATACATCGTAAGATCAACAGAGTAGACACACTTTAACACACATAGATATGAATGAATTAAAGATTACTGGGCTTGTTTCGCAGGTCCTGCCACTTGAGAGTGGCGAAAGCAAGGCGGGGAACGCTTGGAAGAAGCAAACGTTTATCCTCGAGACATCGGGGGAGTACCCAAGGAAAGTCCCTATCCAGCTATGGGGAGAGGCCGTAGACAAACACCCAGTAGAGGTTGGCCAGAGCATCACCGCTTCAATTAATATCGAGGGTCGTGAGTTCAACGGGCGATGGTATGTAGACGTTAGAGCTTGGAATATCGTAGCCGCAGAGGGTGAAGAGCCAGTACAGCAGGCAAAGCCAACTGCTAAGCATACGCCACCAGCGCCTGCAAAAGCCCCTGCTCCTGCTCCAGTGTCCAAGGATGAACTGCCATTCTAATGAATAAGCCTACTCCCCTCCGTATTGGTATTGACCCCGATACGGAGGCCTCGGGCTGGGCGGAGATAAACGTAGACACCCGAGAGGTGCTGATGACGACCCTGCCGTTTTACAGCCTTATCCGACACTTTGATTGGCTTCAAGGACGCGACGACCTCGCTCCTTACATTGTCCTCGAGAATGTGTGGGAGACATCACACAACCGACACATAGCGGGGCAGGTGAACGCTCAGGCAATAGCCAAGACTGGATACAACGTCGGGCGCTGCGCCATGGTTGGCGAGCTTCTCCGAGATGCTATCAGCGATAGGGGGCTGCCTCTTATATGCCAAAAGCCTCTAATCAAGCGCTGGAAGGGTAAAGACCGAAAAATCACACACGAGGAGCTGGTGGAGGTGTGCAGACAGCACCGACTTATCCTGCCGAAGAATAAGCTGAAGCGAAGCAACCAAGAGGAGCGAGATGCACTACTCCTCGCTATCCACCACCTCGCAACACCTACCAAACTATTCGACAAATGACAATCACACTACTAATCTTGCTTTCTGCAGGCCTGCTTGTGATGGCTTACCTCCTATGGACGCTACACTCACGCCTGCGACTTCTTGAGCGTATGGACGCCACCCGAAAGCGAGAAACCCGTGACCTCTCCAAGATGCAGGGCGATGTAGAACACTATTTCTCCTTCGTCAGCGAACAGCAACACAAGCTCCATGAGATGCTGGGCAAGGTCAATGACTTCACGCTCAAGCTCGCAGAGAAGGTGCTTGCCAAGGGCGAGTATCAAGCACCCACGGCAAAGCTTACCACGCTGGAGCGAGTGCCACGGCCACTGCGCACTAAGCCCGTGATGAGTAAGAGAGAAGAAGCGAAAGAATGAAAGTACTATCACTATTTGACGGAATGAGCTGCGGGCAGATAGCTCTGCGAGAGCTGGGCGTGCCTATCGAGCGGTACTATGCCAGCGAGATAGACAAGCACGCTATCAAGCAGACGCAGCTTAACTTTCCCGACACTATCCAGCTCGGAGACGTAGAGAAGTGGCGAGAGTGGAACATTGAGTGGGAGGAGATAGACCTCCTCCTCGCTGGCTCGCCCTGCCAAGGCTTCTCGCTCGCTGGTAAAATGCTCGGTCACGATGACCCACGAAGCAGGCTGTATTGGGTGTTCCTCGACATCCTGCACCACGTGCAAAAGCTCAACCCAAACGTAAAGTACCTCCTTGAGAATGTGCGGATGCGCCCAGCAGACGAGGCGAGGATAAACGAAAGCCTCGGCATTAGACCCGTTGTGATTAACTCCTCCCTTGTCTCCGCTCAGAACAGAGTACGCCTCTATTGGAGCAACATACAGACGAAGAGCGAGGGAATATGGAGTGAGCTGATCACAGACATCCCCCAGCCAGCCGACCGAGGCATCTACATCGGAGACATCCTCGACGACGAAGTGGACGAGAAATACTATATGCGCAATCTCCCCCTCCCCCCTCAGCAAGACAAAGACCCTTGGATAGCCAAGAACCTCCGAAGCCCTGACGAGAAAAGCAATGCCCTGTTGTCCACCTCCTATAAAGGCGCTCGGGCTAATGGAATGACGTTGGTCGTTGCGGTCGGTTCTCTTAGGTTCTTTGGGGGAGTAGAGTTCCGAAGAATGAAGACAATGAAGTCACCATGCTTAAATGCTCAGTCACGTGAAGATGGTAATAACCAAACCGTAGTAGAGTTGGCGGTAGGTACATGGCGCACACACAAGGTGGACGGAGGTTTCCGAGAAATTGCAGGAGGCAAAGCCCCGTGCATCCCCGCAAGAGGGAGGAACGACGGCAGCGGACAGCCCGTGGCTAAAATAGGCTGTATGCTCCGTAGGCTCACTCCCACCGAATGCGCCCGCCTGCAGACTATCCCCGACTGGTACAAGTGGGGATGCTCAGACACCCAAGCCTACAAGATGCTCGGTAATGGGTGGACGGTGGAAGTAATAAAACACATCTTATCACACATCATCAAATAGCAACGAATATGACATACAGACTTTACAACGCAGACACGCTCAACCGCTACGCCAAGGACTGCCACAAGCGGGCGGTGGCTAAAGGCTTTTGGGACGTGCCACACTCCGTCGGGCATTCTCTGATGCTCGCTTTCGGAGAGCTTTCCGAGGCAGTGGAAGCCGACCGCATCGGCAAGTGGGCGAAGCTCGACCACGATACCATCGACACGCTCCAGCGGATAGAGGGTGCGCCCTATGCTCAAGAGTTCTTCCGTGAGGTCAAGGACACCGTGGAGGATGAGATAGCGGACGCAGTGATACGCCTTCTTGACCTGCTGGGGTGGATGCTCAAAGATCGTGCGCTTTCGGAGGCGGAGGTAGAGACCGACTTAGGCGTATCTGCATTCTACATCGCAGGGGAAATGACACTTGCCGAAGCACTTTGGCCTATCCTTCAGGAGGCGTGCTGCCTTTGTGGTAAGTACGCTCACCGATACGCCATTCTCTACGCCATCAAGTCCCTCGAGTTGCTCTGCGAGCACCTCGGCATCGACCTTATGACGCACATCGACCTCAAGCTGAAATACAACGAAACACGCCCTGCTCTGCACGGCAAGAAATACTAAGGAATAATGACAACGGACAACATCATCGACCCGCTCATCATCGTCTGCGGTGGGCTATTTGTGTGGGCGCTCGCAGTGACGCTCACGCTGTGGTACGAACGCAGGGAGCGTGAGCCAAAGGCAACCACCGCTCCCGAAGCGGAGGACGTGACACCCACCGAGATACCCGAGAATGACAAGGACTGGGGCGTACGTGCCGACTATGTAGAGCGACTGCGCACAGCGATACTCAAACATTTGGATGGGCATTCCTACTGCTTCGTGAATATCGAGGATAGTGGGAATGGCGAGGCTCTAACCCACGGAGAGGCGCACGCACTACTCCTGCCCTTCCTGCAGAAAGGCTACTACGCCTACCGAGAGCTAACGGGCTGGACTGGGGACAAGGTCACCCGCTTCCGAGTGGCGAAGCACCGAGACGCTGAGCCTACCGCCCTCGAGATCACCGAAGAGTTACTAATCAAGGATGTGCAGCTATGACCCAAGAACAAAAAGAACGGCTCAGAGCGTGGTGTGACAACCTGCTTGTCACCTATCGTATCGACTTCTTCCGAGGCAATGCCATTCAGAGAATAGTAGAATATGCACAATACAGAAGTCTGGGGAAGTCTGGGGCGGTATGGCGGGCTTGCCGTGGAGCCAAAAAAATCGGCTTTGCGGCCGGCACGAAGTACTATACCGAGCTACTCAGAGAGTTACGGGAGATAGCGAAGGAAGTGCCTCTAAGCGACGCCACACAGAGCGTAATTACCTACGTCTTCGGCGGCGAATGGAAGGAGGCGGAAGAAGCCATCGACAAGCTGAGGAGCGAATGCAAGCATAACTAACCACGAGTGCGCCCTGCTGGCGGCTTGCCGCACGCGAGACCTTCACGCGCTAGGACGGTGGGGCGCACTCTAATCAACACAACGAACTATGACGCAAGAGCAATTAGAACGTGAGTTGTTGCCACTCTGCTGGCGAAAGACGGGCACGAACGATATGATAGGAGCGCATACGGGCATAGGTTTGAGCTTCTACATACACCACATAGAGGGGGCTGGCTATTTGGGCTATATCGTTGGTCAGTGGCGAGACTTCGAGGTGGTGAAGCTCAAAGGTAAGACGCTGGAAGAGGCTAAGGCGTTATTCTGGGACTTGTACGCTGGGAACGTCTGGAGCTTACTCAAGTGGGATACAGAAGATAAATAAACCGCGATGCTAACGATATGAACGTACTTGATACACAGGTAGGAGGAAGCCACTACAAGGATATGCGATTCCAGCCAATCGAACTGATCAGCCTATTAGGCTTGGACTTCTTTCAGGGAAACGTTGTCAAATACGTGTCCCGTCACCACGAGAAGGGTGGCCGTGAGGACTTAGATAAAGCACGACACTACTGCCAGCTGGCTATGAGCTACGGCTATGGACGAGGGAGATTGCCTACCAAGGCGCAGACGGCTCGCATCGCGGTATTCGTCTCGATGAACAGCCTGCCAGCCTACACGGCTAAGCGTTTTTCTCGCCTCATCTCCGAAGGTCTAATGCCCCGAAACTGGGATCTGGCTATGGAGATCATCGATGAAATCACCCAAGGCTACGACGCGCAGGCCTGCAGTACAGACAACTAACGTAAATACACTAACAATATGGAACTATTCCTCGCACGAGTTGCATACGGCAACTTAGATGACAAGAAAGTCACCGAGAGCTACCTTGTGGATGCTCTATCGTACACCGAGGCAGAGGCTAAGGTGTTAAACTTCTTCTCCGACACGACCTCCGATGCTGTGGAGATCAAGACGCTAAAGCCCCTCGGTGTCACTGACGCTGTGGGGCTTGATGTAGACGGAGAGAGCTACCGCTACTACATTATAGGGCTTACTGATGGGAAGGGCAAGACGACCGCTCGCAGGGTGCTTATCAAAGAGCTCTCCGCAATGGATGCTTGCAATACCATCTCCGACAGCTGGGAGAACGTGGTGACTTCGGTGCGCCTGCTGGATGTGGTAACCGTAATCAGATAGGCTATGAGCTCTGTACTAATCATCGCAGGCCTCGTCCTCGGCTTAATTTTTTTTTTGCCGGGGCTCACTCTTCCGCAAGTCTACCGACAAAGCCACTTCGCTGGCAGGCGGCCTGCGTGTGGCATGGGCAACCATGCTGGAAAAAGCCAGACACTTCTCACCACGGTCTTTAATCAAGAAGAATATGAGTAACACGACATTCAAACACTACGTAGCTCCGTTCAAGGATGTATCGGGGGATATGTGGGCGCTCCTTATAGCCTATCCCGACACGGATGAAACCAAGAGCTACCCAAAGATAAAGGAGGTGCGTCTTGGCGTTCCTGCGGTGACGCTGACGACGGAGAGTGACGACGCCCTTGCTCCAGTAGTCAAGGGTAGGCTGGCATTCTCTCTCTTGGAGGAGAGGGCGGACCAGCGGTATCGTCACCTTGTGCAGTCCCCCGAGGGTGACGTGTCGGTCGTGCTGATGTATCTTGGTGATGAGAAGCTACCTGCGAATGGCACTTTGAGTGATCAGTGGATGCAGGCCTGCATTGATAGGTTTGATCCAACGACAAAGGATGGTAATTGTTTTTGGTGTGGCACGCTTGATCCAGAGAGCTACAAAGAGCCAGCTAACCAAGATACTGGGTATCTTGTCAGCTTCGAGGCTAATGACTTTGGACGATTAGCAAGAATACCCGTCACCAGCAGGCCGTTTGAGCCACAGATACGAGTGCAGGAGAAGATGTCACTCCAGAATCTTCTTCGAATCATTCTGTACATGGGTATCGAGGGATGGATGCACGAGCGCCACCGCTTTCCGAATGGACCAGGGGGGGTGCTTCCTGGCCTGCGTAAGAATGTGGTTTTTGCGCTGTCAAGGTATGATGCCGAGGATGAAGTCTTGAACGGAGATGTTATTTCGCGCAGAGAGAGAGGGCTGATTGTAGATACCTCTCAGTTCTTCGAGGACAGCGACACTCCGATGTCTCTTCTTGAGGTGCTTGAGCGTGTTCTTAGCTCGCTTAGCCTGCGAATAGAGCAGTCCAGCGGAATGTACATCGTTTCGGATATATCCTCTCTCGAACAAGGTAACGCAACCCCTGCTGCAACGCTTAACAACAAGGATGCTCAACTATCCTTTACTCCAGTCCAGATGAAGGTGCTTGGAGATGATGGTGAGCTGTCTCTTCATGAGAGCTATGGTAATCTTGTCGTGACTACATACACGCACCTTGATTCCGTACGCAAGGGTATGGAGCTTCCAAAGATTGAAGACTACGCCCCGTGGGTGGCCGTAGGAAGAGCTGATGTATCCTCGAAGAATATCCTCGGCTGGCGATTCAGAACAACGGACCCGCTCATGGGTACAGCTAAGACTCCTGCCATACTGGAGGTGGAGGCGGAGACACTCGGTGAGGATGGGCGCTTTTACTCCTTGGTATGGAATCCTAAGAGTATCCACGGGCGAGTGAAGAGCCTAAAGTTTGGCGCAGGACTTAGTCCAAGGGTTACGGAGTACAGTGTGTTCTACGCAAGGGTAGACGGCTGGAAGCGTGTACGTGATGGCGTGTATGCCAACCAAGCTCTAAAGCTGGTAGACGAGGACTGTGTGATATACGATAGTGGAGCTGACCTCAACGACCTCACCTACGACCTCACCAAGTCGTTCAACAACTATGCAGCGCAGGAGGAGGGTGCTATACGAGGGTATGTGCAGATGCTCAAGTGGTATCGAGATCAGATGAATTCAACAGAGCGCCCGCTTGGACTCAAGCTCAACGAGAAAACCCCTTGGACTATGGCGATACCGAATGTAGGAGATCTATCTAACTTCTGCCTTCGTCTTGATATGCCTCTGTTGCTCTCCTTTGGCTCAGATCTCTATCAGGAGATGAACGAGGTTACGGGTGAGCGCCTCAAGATGTACTCCAATAATTCGTCAGGACGAAACTACAACTTCGGAGATCCAGAGGGCACGAAGAGGATAAACGACTCGGCTAAGGCAAATAAGGAGTTTACGGACCAGCTAATTGAGGCACGCGTCCCATTCAGTCTGACTGCGACTAACTCCAGCGGAGAGAAGTTATACCTCATATATAATCAGTACAGCCAAACGGGTGAGCTGATGTGGACGACAGGCCCAGCAGGATCAACTCGAAGTGTGCCATTCCTTTCCTATGGAGGGGATAAGAGCAAACTTAATTGGGGAGGAATAACGCACGCTCGCAGGAACATTGGCGACCAG